TATTTGCGACCTTTTCTTGTTTTTATAGCTTTGCCATAGGCTCGCGATGCTTTGCCATAGGCTCGCGATGCTTTGCCATAGGCTCGCGATGCTTTGCGTTTTCTTCCACCAAAAGAATCTTCCTTTGTAGTATTTATTGAATCATTATTAGAGTTTTCTAAATCAGACAAATGTAATGAACCATTATCTAGAGAATTATTTACAAAATTGTTGTTATCATCATTGGAAATATTTTCTTGTGTCGTATTCATTGAATCATTATATGAATTATCTAAATTTTGATCAATATCTAAATTATGTTCATCATCAGACACATTTGAAATACCTGATACGTCAAGTTGATTCATTTCCTCGTTTGCTTCATTTACACTTTGAATTAATTCTTGAGGTGTAAAAGGCACGCCAGTAGCAGGATTTACTTCATTTAAACTCATTTGGATAATATTTAATCCAACCCCTGTATTTGAGAGAACTTGAATATCATCCTGTGAAAAGCCTAAATCTGATAACTGTTCATTCTCTTCTGGTGTAAAGTCTCCACCAACCATTTTTCCATAGACTCCTCCGGCTTTGTTAGTTTTTTTTCTAAAAGACTTGCGTTTTGGTCTTCTCAACTTTTTACGCGACTGTTTTACCATAATATATTATAATTAGATTAAATATATTATGTTAGTTTATTGATTTAAAATCCACCAGGGAATTTAACCAAGTTAGCACCAATACCAAAGCCAGCACCAGAGCGAGCAGTAGCACCCATGGAAGGAATGTAGGTATCAAGAATGCTAAAGGTTGCCGCAGCAGTTAAAGCAATCAAGATAATTTCCTCAATGTTCAAAGAACGTTTAGGAATAGCATAAGCAGCAATAGCTACCATTAAACCTTCAACAAGGTACTTAATGATTCTCTTAACAAGTTCGCCAACGTTAATAAGTCCGTTCATTTATATTAAATAATAAGAAAAAAATATATATTGCGCTAAAAAACTTAAAAATAAATACTTATTCTATTTAAAATGAATCATTCTAAAGAAAAGAATTCGAAAAAATCTGGGTTTGAGAAAAAACAGGTTAATGGAAAAATTAACCCTAAATATGTTGACTTATTGGAGGAAGATAAGCCTATTGCCGGACAAAAATTTGTTTGTGTTTCATTTTGTTCTCCAGATAAAATTCTAAAGGAAAAACAAATATTCTTTTTTGAAGAATTCCTAAAGAAGTGGGACTTTAACAAATCAATGGAAAAATTTGTTCAGTTCCTTAATTTTATTTCATATAAATATAATATTTCATTCGATGATGTATCAAATGATTTTAAGGATTTCGTAAAAGAAGAAAGAGATTCGCTTGTTAAATCTAGCATGGATGATGAGTTCAAAACTTATATTGATAATAATGAAGAAGACCTTCAGAAACAGTTTGATGTTGCACATAACTTCCAAACCAATACCAGGGGCTTAAAAATTCGAGGTTCTTATCCTACTCAAGAAGAAGCCGAATTGAGATGTAAAATGTTAAGAGAAATTGATCCGAATCATGACGTTTATGTAGGTCCTATTGGTATGTGGATGCCTTGGGATCCTGAAGCTTATAAGACTGGACGTGTTGAGTATATGGAAGAAGAACTCAATCAATTGATGAGCGAGAAGAATAAGAACGAATCTAATGCTAAGACCGCTTTTGAACAACGTGTCAAGGAATCTAAACAAAAGGCAATTGACGAGAATATTAAGAATGCCGAGAAATCTGGTAATACATTAACTCAATCAATTGATGAAGAAGGTAATCTAATTGGCGTTAACAATATTAACACTCAAGAATTAGCGTTTAAGGAACAAGAAAATATTTCTACTGCTGACATTTGTATGGAATTATTCGAAGGTGAGAATATTGTTGTTGGTAAGACTGACAATGGACAAAGTCAATTAATTAGCGGACCTTTTGCTAATAAAGATTCAATGGAACAAGTGGATTAAATATACTTTTCTTGCGAAGCTGTAAAAAAGTATAGCAAAATTTGAAGCAAATATATAAATTTTAAAAATATAATAATTACTTAAAAATATAAAAATAATATAACTATTATGAAAATTTGTTATATTATTTCTACATGCGATAAATATTTAGATACGAGAGTTAAGTACCAAATGGAAACAATGCTTAATAATGTTAATAAGGATGATATATATTATTTAACATCTAAGCCTGATATCGAAAATAGACAGTTTGGATGGTATTGTATGGATGATGAAAAAAACATTACTTGGAAATATATTCATTTTATTTTTAATATGAATATCAAAGAGTATGACTGGTATATATTTATTGATGATGATACATTTGTTTATGAAAAAAGACTTCTAAATTTACTAACAAAATATAATTCGAATGAAAATTATTACATTGGTCATGAGTTGGACCATATTAAAAATGATTTTTGTTTATATATGTCTGGTGGTGCTGGTTATGCTATATCAAATAGTTTATATAAGTTAATTTACAATCACGTTAGAAATACAGGTATAAATAACTCTTATGAACATTGGTGTGATGATTTATGTATTGGATTATGGATTAATAAACTTAAAAAAGAGCACCAAATAAATCAAATACATAACAAACTATTTTATATTGGATTACATAATAATGATTCTGAATTACAAAGTGCGATTACTATTCATAAAGTTATCACAAAAGAACAATATGATTTTTATTCATGTACAGTAGAAAATGACGCTTTATTAGAAAAAGTAATTAAAGATGATAATGATACAGTTTTCTCATTGATAACCGATTTAAATTATTTCAATAAAGCTAAAAGAACCATAATTGATTTAAGAAGTAAAGGTAATTGGAATAGGGATATAGTTTTGGTAACAATTGACTTTGATTTAAATGCTAATTTTAAAGAGTTTTATAATATTACTGAGAAAAAATTCCCACAAATAGATAAAACGCAATTACTTTTGAAAATAGGACAATCAGGATTTGTTGACACAACAGACAAGAGAGAAGTAAATAAATTGTTACAGTGGGAAAAATTACACATATTTGATGATTATTTTTCAAAATGGTCGCGTGTTGTATTTTTAGATGCTGGGTTGCGTGTATTAGACGATGTTAAATATCTTCTAGAGATTGATTATAAAAATAAAATTTTGGCACCAAAAGATGGTAAACTTTATGATGACCAATCATTCAATTGTCAACTAAGTTATGATAAACCTGAGCTAATTGACTCCTTAAAATCTGAATTTGGTGAGAAAATTTTAAATTCAAATTATATGCTTAATTGTATGTGGATTTATGATACAAATATTCTTAAACTGTGTGATAAAAATCAACTGATTGAAGCTATGAATAAATATACTTTTTGTAAAACAAATGAAATGGGAATAATGAACATATTATTTAGTTTTAAATATAATTTATGGGAAAGATTACCTATAAAAGCATCAAATGGTAAAATACTTTTTGATTGGTGTGAACTCAATAATCCAAATACAAATTGGAGAGACTATTGTTATATTAAATATCCTGTTACTATTTCTTTTGATGATTGTTAAAATGAATCTAATTTATTATTTAAAATACATTAAATAATAAAACTTATATTTTTTCTGTAGCATAGAAACTGCTCATCCAAGTTGATAAGCAGTTTTTATAAAAGCACTTATAGTTTTGCTCCACTTTTTAAAAAGTGGATTACCATTTATTTGCTTTTTTCACGCTGATCTTTGGACCTGCGCCCCGTTTTTTAGCCTTATTAGGGTCATATGCCTCCTCATCATCATCATCCTTAAGATTTTTAGACAATTCCCAAAATTCTTTTGAACCTAATCTGAATTCACCATGACTATCGGCCTTATACCAAAAGACCTGGTCGTGTAATTTGTTTGATTTCGAGTTGTTATTAATGACTAAACACTCATAATTTTCAGTACATTGATCCATCACCTGACAAAAGCTCTCAAATGTTGGAAACATACCAGCATAATTTTCATAAATACGCCTTCTATTCGCAATGTAATTCTCTCGGAGAATAAAAACATAATCTATGTTGGTTCTCAGTGTGGGAGGAATGCCAAGAGGATATTGCATTGTGATGACTAACATGACCTTCCAATGTCTCCCGTTCATGAAGAGTAAACGCATCATTTTATCGCGAGTCCATGTAGCATCATATAAACAATCATCCAAAATCACGAATGCTCTAGGGTCAATAGTGCTGCGTTTATATGTTTCCATTTCCTTTTTTATTTGCTTCAAAACAGTACGTTGTCTTTTTAAAATATTTTCAATAATAGCTGTATTATATTCGTTATGAACGAATAATTTTGGTACCATACTAGCATAAAAACCGTTACCTTCTTCTGTTCCGGAAATAACAGTCCCAATTGGAATTTCTTGTTGATAAAAAAGTAAATCTCTTACCAAGAAAGACTTACCTGTATCTCTCTTTCCAATTAAAACTACAACTGGACCTTTATTTTCATTCGGTTTAAAGCTTATACTTTTCATGTCAAATTTCCTTAGTTCTAAAGTCATTATTATTTAAAATATGAATTTTATTTTACAGATTTTTACGCAACAACGCTAAACG